CAGGCGGTGGATTGCCCCAGTCAAAGTTGCCATTAGGAGCAGGTGGTGGATTGCCCCAGTCAAAGTTGCCATTAGGAGCAGGAGGTGGATTGCCCCAGTCAAAGCTTCCATTAGGAGCAGGAGGTGGATTGCCCCATTCAAAGCTTCCGTTAGGAGCAGGTGGTGGATTGCCCCATTCAAAGCTTCCGTTAGGAGCAGGTGGTGGATTGCCCCAGTCAAAGCTTCCATTAGGGGCAGGTGGAGGATTGCCCCAGTCAAAGCTGGCATTAGGGGCAGGTGGAGGATTGCCCCATTCAAAGCTTCCATTAGGGGCAGGTGGAGGATTGCCCCATTCAAAGCTTCCATTAGGAGCAGGTGGTGGATTGCCCCATTCAAAACTTGCATTAGGAGCAGGTGGTGGATTGCCCCATTCAAAACTTGCATTAGGAATAGAAGGAGGATTCCCCCAATCAAAGCTAGCATTGTAATCTATTCCTGGAGGCGGGCTTCCCCAGTCAAAGCTAGCGTTATAGTCAATTGCAGGTGGCGGGCTTCCCCAGTCAAAGCTAGCGTTATAGTCAATTGCAGGTGGCGGGCTTCCCCAGTCAAAGCTAGCGTTATAGTCTACTTGAGGAGGATTTCCCCAACTAAAACTAGAATTGTAATCTACTTGAGGAGGATTTCCCCAATCGAATCTCGAATCTATACTTGGTGGATTGCCCCAGTCGAAACTTATATTTGGAGGACTTCCCCAGTCGAAACTAGCATTGTAATCCACTTGAGGAGGATTTCCCCAATCAAAACTAGCATTATAGTCGATATTCGGAGGAATTCCCCAGTCAAAGCTGGCATTAATATCTGGAGGATTTCCCCAATCAAAACTGGCATTATAGTCGATATTCGGAGGAATTCCCCAGTCAAAGCTAGCATTAATATCTGGAGGATTTCCCCAATCAAAACTGGCATTATAGTCTATTTCAGGAGGAATTCCCCAGTCAAAGCTAGCATTAATATCTGGAGGATTTCCCCAATCAAAGCTGGCATTATAGTCGATATTCGGAGGAATTCCCCAGTCAAAGCTAGCATTAATATCTGGAGGATTTCCCCAATCAAAACTGGCATTATAGTCGATATTCGGAGGAATTCCCCAGTCAAAGCTAGCATTAATATCTGGAGGATTTCCCCAATCAAAGCTGGCATTATAGTCTATTTCAGGAGGAATTCCCCAGTCAAAGGTTGCGTTAAAATTCACATCAGGAGGATCTCCCCAATCAAAATTAAAATTAATAGTAATATCAGGCGGCACTCCCCAATCAAAACTAGCGTTAAAATTCACATCAGGCGGATTGCCCCAATTAAAATCAAAATTAATAGTAATATCAGGCGGCACTCCCCAATCAAAACTAGCGTTAAAGTTTATGTCAGGTGGATCTCCCCAATTAAAACTAGCATTGAAATTCACATCAGGAGGATCTCCCCAATTGAAATCAAAATTAATAGTAATATCTGGAGGATCTCCCCAATCAAAACTAGCATTAATATTTATATCTGGAGGATCTCCCCAATCAAAACTAGCGTTGAAGTTTATGTCAGGCGGATCTCCCCAATCAAAACTAGCATTAAAGTTTATATCTGGAGGATCTCCCCAATCAAAACTGGCATTGAAATCAACCTCGGGTGCTGGTCCAAAATTAAAAGAAGAATTGAAATCGACCAAAGGAGCGGGTCCGAATATAAAAGATCCTGGTTGGATATTAATGTCAGGAGCAGGTCCAAAAATAAAAGATCCTGATTGAATATTAATGTCGGGAGCAGGTCCAAAAACAAAAGATCCAGGCTGTAAATTTATGTCAGGAGCAGGTCCAAAAACAAAAGATCCAGGCTGTAAATTTATGTCAGGAGCAGGCCCAAAAAAGAAAGAGGTAGGAACAAAAGGAGCGGGACCAAAATTTATATTTCCGTCAAAACTTAAGGGAGTTATATTTATATCAGGAATATTTATCTCAGGAGGTGTAAATGATACCGTTATAGATATTGGTATCGTGGATAATGGAGCTATGTCAATTTGTGGTATAATTAATTGAGGCAGATCAAATTCTTGTGTCACCGATGGGCAGTCTGGAATTTCAAGAGTTGGAAAATCAGGAGGAGGAGGCAGCGGAATTTGAAAAGTAGTATCTTCTTGAGTTTCTTCTGGAACCGTGGAACTTGTTCTTTCTATTGGCGTTTGAATTACCGTACAAGTATCATTGCTAATTGTTATGATTGGATCTATTTTAGAATTTGGAGAATAAGTGTGACTTCCTGGAGAGCTAGAGTTTGTAAACTCGCCATCTCCAAAATCTAATCTAAAATTTGTATAATTTCCATTAATTGTAATGGTGTAATTTATTATTATTCCTTCGCAATTGTTTAGGGAATCCTGCTCGTTAATTTCAAATATTATTTCTGGGCATTTGATATCATCAAGACAAATAGGCTCTTCTTCAAGTTCTATTATTTCATCTTCTAGATCTAATAAATATTGTTCTATGGATATCGTAACATCAACTATTTGGTTATGATGCTCTGCAATCACATAACCCCTCACCCAAGTCCCAGCCTTATTGAATTTTGTTTGTTTTCCTCCTAAATTTCTGGCACATCTTTTTAATTTAAATACTTTTCCATTCTCATTTTTTTCAACTGCGTCGTAATAAAAAAGCTCACCAGAAATATTGGCGAATCCATTATCTGCCCATATGTCTTGTTTATCTGAACTGACAGGTTCTATATCTATTTCTTCTGACCAAGCAGAATTGTCTTTTGTAAGCTTTGCTTCACTTGTGTTGAATACTGCAAATAGAGTTCTGTCAGAATCTAAAGCTAGCGGATATGTTGGTTGTGGAGGAAATCCTATTGCCATAATATGTATTTATATTAATAAACCCCTAATTTTAGTTGTTTTCCTAAAGGCCTTACTCCTGATCCTGCTGTACTGAAAGTAAGATCAGTTCCATTAAATTTAACAAATGTATTTCTGCTGTAATCAAAGCTTAAGTAAGCCAATCTATCACCGTCTGAAGTTGCCAATAAAGTATTAGATTTATTATCAAACCCGGACACATTACTGTCTTGTAAAGATCGGAATGATATTGAAGAAGAATTTGCTCTTCCAATTTCCCAAGTTAAGGAAAAATCATTCCAAGCGGAAATTTCTCCGCTGTTATTGAAAAAGAAAACACCGGTGGATAAGTTTACTAATTCTCCTTCTGTTTTGGTTACGCCCGACATATCAGGCAGTCTTGTTAGAGTGTTGTAGGGACTAGACAAATTTCCATTTGTTTTATAAAAATCAGATATTCTAAAAAATTCATTAACAGAAGAATTTCGTAAGATGTATCCTGTGGAGTCTTTCCACGCTGTCCTATAAGTTGCAAAATATCCATTTGTAGGAATTCCTTCTGAATTGAAAAAAGAAGGATAATCTAATAGTTCTTCTGCTCCATTTTCAAAATTAGTGATGTTTAAAGTAACAGGATCAGATGCAGATGTGGTTGTTAGGTTATAGTCCGTTCTAATAGGATTTGCTTTATTAGTATTAATTAATGAATCATTTGATTGGCCAAGTATAAAATAAACAAAATTAGAAGAAACTAAAGAGGCCCAATTCCAAGTTCTATCTGGAATTGGGTCCAAAGATAAATACGTATCGTCAAATGCGTTGTATCTTCTTATTTTAATATCTTGATCAAGCAAAGAAACGCCTCCGCTTGCCCAAAATAACAAAGAGTTTCCACGATCTCCTGACGCTATTGTTCCTTGTGGCGCAAATGTGACATTTTTAGAAAATTCTTTTTTTGCTCTTGATTCTGTTTGTGAGTTGAATAGAGAATCTGAATACGCATCTAGAAAAGAATTGTTTCTGGTTAATGCTATGGTTGAATTTCCTAATTTTTTGAATGTTTCTCCTATGATTCCAAATTCCCAACACTCTAACTCGCCACTGTCTGTGGATGTTTCATTTTTTAAATTAAAAAACCAAACGTTTTGATTTTCTATAATGTCTATAGAATTTTCATATTTTGTTATTCTGTAAGATCCAAATTCCGTATCCACTCTGAGAATCAAATCATAATATCCTCCTATTGAATATGAAGCTCTTGTGTAGCTTGTATTGGAATGGACCAATTCATCGCCCAATTCCCAGGTGTATTCAATAATTTGATCTATAGGACTGCCAGCAGACAAAAGTTCGCCGGAATAAGAATAACCAGGATTTGAAAGGTTTTCTCCTTCTGGTATTTCTATGTCTATAAAAGTATTTGTTGTAGATCTTATCTTTGGAAACGAATTATAGGGCGGCCCATTTATTGGATCTCCCTCTGTAAACTTTTGAGTTGTTTTTGGAATAAAATTTATTTTTGCTTCTTCTGGAGCAAAGATTTTTGCAGTTATCGCTTTTTCAAAAACGACAGTGTCTTCTCCAAAGTCATTAGACACTGTTAATTTGACATCATAGATTCCAGGAGTTAGGTATATGTATGTTTGAGATGTATTGTCTGTTGCTGAGCTTATGATGCTCCATTCATTTTCTGTTGATAACTTTGTTGCCCATGTATATTTTATTTCTCCTTTTCCTTTTCTATAGCTATCTTCTGTAAAATTTACTTCTAGTGGAACAATTCCTAGTCTGGTGTCTATACTGAACCAGGCCCTTGGTTTATAAACTAAATTTTGAAGAAAATTTAATCTGCCGGTTATTGTTTCTCCAAAAGGCTCAGAATCTGTTTGATCTTTTACTCCTAAAAATTTTTGAACGGCAATCAAGGCGTCTTTTAGGTAATTATGATGTTTGTCAAGAACATTCATAGTTACATTTGTTATTTTTTTTGGTTTTATTACATCTTCAAATTCTGGAAGCAATTCTAAATTGTCAAAAGAATTTTGCGTTCTAGAAGAATAGTAAAGACTGACTGCTCTTTTATCTATATCGCTACACTGTTCGGTGAGAGTGATGATTCCCGTTGGTGGAAATCTATTTATAATTGTAGGATCTCCTTCAATAAATATGCTCTTGTCACCCGGATTGTAATCTTCTAGCAGTCTAACTCTTAGTGAATCATGAACTAAAAAAAGATTATCGTCTGTGTCAAATTTATTTGGATATTCGCTTGAAGCGGGTATCATGATACAACCACCTTTTTTGTTAAGAAAACTCTCTTGAGATTTTCATTGGCAAAAACAACCAATAATGAAGGTTGGTATTCTCCTTTGTTTTGATAAATATGTTTGACTTCATGTTTGTTGGGATCGTTTTCTACGAAATTCTCCGATCCATCTCCAAAAATCCAAAATCTTTGCTTTATGTCTCCATCTGTTTGATCTATAAATCTAAATTCCGTTGGATTAATACCCAAGACATCAGCAGATGTTTGAGAAATTCCTTCTGTTAGATTAGAATAGAAAAACGCAGAAGACTCATCGTCAGAAACAACAATGTAATTTGTTTTTGTCGATATTCCTTGGGCGCCGGTACTTGTAATCACGTTTAGTTTTACAGTATAAACTCCTGGCTGAGTGTAGGTGTGCGTTGGACTTTTTTCTATTGTTTGGCTGTCGTCTCCAAAATCCCAAAGAAATCTAACAACATCTCCTTCAGAAAAATTCTGGAATCTTACTGTTAGTGGCGGCTTTCCTATTTTTGGGAAAGCTCTAAATGACGCTTTGGGAGCTAAAAATCTTGCTTCTAAACTTTTTAGTCTTTGTTGAAGACTACCATTTGTTGGATTTTCTAATAGCCCTATTTTTTGTTCGATATTTATAATTGCGTCTTTGACTGCATTGTGTGGTTCTGCTGTAACAGCGTTTGTCGCCCACGAACCAGATGGCCATTGATTTTGTCTCGATCCCGCAAATCCTCTTATTAATTCTTTAAATGTATCTTTTGTTCTTTGGCCGTAATAAATTAATTCAGCAGCTCCCTCTTCGCCTGGAGGCGGACCAACTCTAACTAGTCCCTTTTCTGGAAAAGATTCTGCATTTTCTACAATAATAAATTTTCCATTATATGATAGGCCTGTTCTTAATTTGGTTTCCGCGTTATTAGATACAGTATAAAGACTGTCTTTTGTGTCTATTTCTGCTGGATCCGTAGTAGAAGTCCTGGGATTTGGAGAAAAAGAAGACAGATCTCCAGTGGTGTATGTGTTATCTAAACTAGATATTCTTGCCATTTTATCCCTTTTGCTCTATTGTTTTTTTATTCTCTATAGCTTTGTTTTGTAATTGCTCTAACATATTTACAACTTCTTTTCTTATTGGCGAATCTTTATCAAGAGCCAATATGCATTTTACAAGTTCTAAATCTATTGGCTTTTGTAATAAAAGTCTTAATTGTAATTCTTGTCCAAAATTCTCATTCCAAAAATTTTGATTAGATTCTAAATCATCATATTTTTTGAGCGGTTCTATTTTTTCTAACTGTTTGAACGCACTGATAAAAAATGCCATCTCTTCTTCTGTTTCTTTTAATTTTTTTCTTAAATTGTGTAAAGAATTGAACAGCGATGATTTTTTTCTTTGTAATTTTCTTATTTGAATTTGTTTGTACTCTTTATTTATGTCATTTTTTGGTTTCTTTTTTTCTAAACTTAATATTTTTAATTCTAATAATTTAATGTCGTCATTCGTTTCATCTACGCTAAGTATTATATTATTCATAGATTCTACTCTAGCCTCTGTTTCTTTTAGGCATTTTTGCATTTTTGCTTGTGTAGTAAGCTCTTTTCCTAAAACAAAATGTTTTAGTTGAAAAAAAGTGTGCCTATTAGAAATTTCTGATTTCGATATTAATTTAACTGCTTCTTCGTACAATTCTTCGCTTGACATAATAACCTTTTTTTTGTTATAAATTGAAATCTAACCTATATTTTACACATTATAATATAGAATGAAAACCCTAAAAAAGGCATATAATGCAAAAATTTAATAGACTTAATAATCAAAGAGTATATTTGGCTGGGGCTATAGACAGGGTCGCAGACAGAGGAGCAGGATGGAGAGAATTAATAACCCCGTTCCTACAGGAATTGGGAATTAAAGTTTTTAATCCCCTTAAAAAGCCAACTGGAGTTGGTTTGGAAGATGATGAAGTTCATTCTATTAAAATTAAATTAAGAAAAGAGCGAAAATATGATGAATTAGCCAACATCATGAAAACTATACGCGCAGTAGACTTGCGAATGGTGGATATAAGTGATTTTCTTGTTGTTAATCTAAATATAGAACATCATGCTTGCGGAACTTATGAAGAAATTGCCTTGGCAAATCGTTCTAAAAAGCCCATATTGATTCACGTAGAACAAGGGAAAGAACACACGCCCGACTGGCTATTTGGCACAATACCACACGATTGGTTTTTTTCAAATTGGGATGACCTAAGAAAGTATTTGATGCATGTTAATGAAGACAAAAATATAAATTTATATAAAAGATGGCAATTTTTTAATATTTAGCAAATTTTAATTCCCAAAATAGTCTTAAAGTTTGCCATTTTTTCTTTTGCTTCTAAGGCCCAAAATTTTCTAGATATTTCTAAAGGATTTTCTGATAACTTTCCCACTTTATTAAAAAAGTTTTTATTTATACAGATCCCATTGATTGTACAGTCATAAAATTTATCATATATGTGTTTAACATACCCATAAATGTCGTGTTCTACAATAAGTGGATATAATATGTCTTCTTGTTTTTGAATAAAAATTTCATATTTTTTATAAAAATTTTTAGGAACTCTAGATCCTTCTAAAATTAATATGTTCCAATCACATTTTGTTTTTTCAAATCCTTTATTTATCAAAGAAGTTAATGTTAGTCCTCCTTTGTAAACATCACACAATTCTTTGATTTCTTTTATTTGTTCTTTCTTTATTTCTTTAGGTACAACACAAACGCACTCAGTTTTTTTATAGTTGCCCTCTATTGAGCGCATCGTATTTTTCAAACCGCCGATATTGTGTTCGGGAGAAAGTATTATAAATCCAAAATTCACATTCATATTGTTTGGTCAAAATCAATTAAAATAACATCAGTGGAAGTTATGGCTGAATTTAATGAAAACAAGCCTTGTTCTGGCGATTGAGAAGCAATATACAAATCCTTCCAATTTTCTAAAACCATAGGATTCATATCTCCTGTCAAAACCTTAACAGGAGATATTGAATTTAATTTAAATCCATTAACGTAAACTCTTAGGCTGCCTTCTCTAAAGGCTGTGTTTGCAGATGTTGTCTTGAAATTAATATAATCAGGAAATCCAGCAATTAAATAAGAAGGTTCTATCTCATAATGATGAATATGAGCGGCTTCTAGAGTAAATTTAGAATGAGCTTTTATTGTGTCTGGAGCTATAAATTGAAATGCGATTGTATCTGATGATTTTAATCTTACATAGCCATTATAAATAACAACGTGATCTACTTGAGTTTCTGAAGAAACTGAGTCTTCAATCTCAATTTCGATTTTGTTAGACTCAGATTCGATAGTCTCTAGCTTGTCTCTTTCTGCTTTTGTCATTCTAACATATTCTATGCCATCATAAACACCGTCAGAATGATATCCTATATTATGAAGACTAATATCCACAGCAGAAGATTTTAGTTTTCCATTATCTTCAATCGAGGCAGACAACCGGTTACTTAAGGTTCCAACACTACCAGCACATCCTCGTAATATGTTTGTATTTATATCAACTTGTGCATTAACCAAGTCGATTCTCGTAAGTATATTTTTAAGTGGCAAATTATCGTAGTGAACGTGATATGGTTGATTGCCATCATATAGCACTTCTGTTATTTTATTAATATCTGGCATTTTTTACCTTCTCAATTGTTTTAAATTATATAGTTCTAGATCCAAAAACATTTGCCAATATTTATCTTCGTTCATCTTGAGTTCAAAAAGTTGTCCATAATTTCCAAGTATTTCTTCATCTTTCTTAACATCCTTGATAAAATAATAGACAGCAGAACCGGCTGCTGCATTTGAACTCGAATGCTTAATGTATCTTAATTCTACATTTTGAAGATTTTTATCTTCTGTATGATTTACTATTCCGCCAAATCCCATTGGAACAATATGTCTGTCGTATTTGTCGGCAAAATTTGCGGCAAATTTATAGTTTTTTGCATAACTTGTGCAGTGATCAGAGATCGAATTCGCATCGACCATTACTCCAATTATTTCTAAAAAACTATCTTTTTTTATATCTTGATTTGCAAAAACGCCTAGTCCAGCATTTGGTATTTTTGATTCTTTTATATAAAATCTATTATCTTTTTCTTCTACTAATATCATACATCAACCTGCCCGGAAATAATTGCTTCATAAGCTTCTTTTATATTCATTTTTTTACCAACAACAGAAGACAAACATTCCAAGAAAAAATCTTTTATGTTTTCATTTATTTTTTGTAAATCTTCTTCGTTTTCTATTTTTTTTATTTGTTCAATTGCTTCTTCGTCTATTCCCCAATCAAATAATTGATTATCAATAAATAAACGATTTTCTCCATCTAAGCTTCTAATTTCTATTAATTTTATCATATTAAATAAAAGATAGTCTCCAGTTCCAAGTAATTTGCATTTCAGAGGTTTTTGATATTCCCGGAAAAGTAGCCATGCTATATAAATCTCCATTATTTAATTGTAAGGCCATTTCATTTAATTCAAAACCATTCCCTTCGTCAAACGGTATGACAGAAGTAAAAATAACTTGCGTTTCGTTGTTGGGGTCTATATTGGAAATTACAGGCCTAACAACTCTTGCTGAGCCAAATAATCCGTTTCTTTCATCTCCGACTTGTTTTGGAACGCCTCCGTTAGTTCCTCCATCTCCAAATATCATTTTGCTGATAAAGAAATCAAAATCATTTCCTATCCTATTAGATAAAGCAAGGGCCAGTGCGGCTCGACCAGTTCTAAGAATTGCATTGCTGAAATTAATTGTTTCTTTTTCGCCATTTTTATATTCTATCGTTCCTTTTATTGTTCCTTTACATGTAAAAAGATCTAATTGTTTCATTTTTATTCCTCTTTATATTCAATATTAAAATTAATGGATTCTTGTTGGCTTGTTGAATCAACAAACTCGTTTCCTGAGTTTATTGAGTTTAGTATTTTGCTTGCTAAAATAGAAGACGAGTACTCAGTTGAATTAACTATAATTTCATTATTTGATCTTGATATTTGATCGAATTCGTGACCGGGAATTGGAGGCTCTATGGTTTCTGGAATGTTTATTGGTTGTTTCACAAATTTATAAATAGTAAAATCTACTGAAGTTCCTAATGTTGTCCAATCTTTACTTGGACCATCTATTGTTATTTTGTTTTCATCTATATCTAAGATAGAATAGTAATCTGAACCAATTAATATTAAATAATTTTCTTTTAGATTATTAGATTTTGTAATTATTCCATTTGAATTTTTGCCATTTTGAATTCCTAGAGAACTTTCATAATTCGCAAGCGTTTCTAATGACAAGCCTCTGTAATCAAATTGACCCACACAATTTTCTATTACTCTTCTGTATACAAATATTTCAACACCGCCAATATCTCCTAAAGAATAATTTTCAATATAAAATTTATAATTTTCATTTTTAATAAATGATTTTATTTTATATTGGTTTTCATTAAGCAATAAATAATCATTAATTTTAATTAATTCGCGAACATCATTGATTGAAGACCCAGATTCTATATCAACCAAACCCCTTCTTTTTATGGTAACGTAACCACCATCACCAGAAGCAACGATTTCTAATTCAGGAGATAAAATTTCCCAAGAAATATTGGTTCTGTTAGTGCTAAATTCATCGCTATTAGATGGTCCTGAAAAAACAATTTTGTTATCTGGTAAGATCTCTAAAATTTCATATTCAAAATACTCAGTATCATTGATTTTAATTTTATATCCACTTTCTATTTTAATTTCTTCAAAATTAAAATTTTCATCTCTAAAAATATAGTAATCTTCTTGAGAAACCAGAACAGAAGATTGATTATATATTTTATTTGAAACTCTAAATTCAAATTGAGATCGATCAAGTGGTTCTGATACTGCGTTGATATTTTTAGATAAAACTTCTAAAGAATCTTTAGAAACAGAAGATATACTATAAACCCCTGAATTGGTCGAAGGAGACAAAACTTCTAAAATATTAGAATTATCAAAAGGACTTTCTCCTAATAAGTAATCTAAATTAATATTTTTTACATTGAACTTGCTTGTTTTTCCCTTAAATCTTTCATCTTGAAGATTTTCCGTTGAACTAAGATTTGGGGCAAATAAATAAATAGAGGAATTGAAACCCTGCCCAGAAACATCTCCTGACACATCTTCCATTGATGCTAAAATATTTCTCTTAACTAAATTTAAATTTTCATAAGAAATAGATCTGTTGAATATGTGTTGAGCCTCCCCGGATATAACCGCCTCTTCTTTTACGAATCTTATTAGTGCTCTAATATCTTCAATGGGAGACTTTACAAATTCATTTTTTGCTCCTAAAAAGTTTATAGAATTTATTAATGAATGAAAAGGAATAAATTCTTCAATTATTTGTTTGCATTCTTCTATTCTATCATTTGATAATTCTTCTATTTCGACATCAACCGAAAAAGTACTAGACTGACAATCCTTACATGTGTCAATGAAATTTTTATCAATGTGACAAGGGTCATAACTATCTCTTGTACTGCCGTTATATTCTTCCATATTGTAAATGTTTTCACTATATGGAAATTCGGTTCTTACTTTGCCCCAAATAATCGAGTCTTTTATAGGATGTCTAACTGGTATTATAATGTCAAAAAGAGGATCGTCTTCTTCTAGTACTCTTGTGTTCCAATTTTTTGGAGGATATTCCTGATCTCTTTCATCTCTTTTATCCATTAATTCTAAAGATCTAATATATTTTTCTAAATTTTGTTCTTCTATGTCTGGAATTGGATTGACTTGATACAAAATTTTTATTGAGTCTCCAATATCTAAAGAAAATGGCCTAGAAGGGTGATTGTCTCCAACCCACTCACAAGTCCAAACTCCAGAATCTTCTTCAATTAGCACATAATTTTCTTCTATGATTCCCCAAGAATCTGCTCCCTTTGATCTAAACCACAATTCAAAATTTTCAGAATTTACGGGCAATATTATGCTATTGCTTAGTGTGAATTTATTTTCGCTTTCGCTATTTTTTGTAAAAACTTCTTGATATGTATATTTAGAATTTGTTTGCCAAAGCCTAGTGAATTTTAGCAATTTCATCCCGCCATCAGATAGTGCTGTTCTCAACCCTCCTATTGTTCCTTTTCTTTTGAAGTTAGGTATGGCATTTTTTGTTTGCCTTCTCCATAAAGTCGGATCATTAGATTTTAATTTTAAATTAAAAATATTAGATAGTAATGGAAGAAGTTGTTCGTGAATAACATTTGCATCTAATAAATCTATAATTTGATTAGCAAAATCTTCTAAAAACGTAAATCCTTTAGCGACAGAATTATTTAATTCTTGTAAAATAAAAGGAGACAAATCATTCTGAGACAAGATGTTTTTGAACATCTCAGGCAGATATCTTTCCATTAATATTTCATATTTGTCTTTTCTCGTGAAGTGACTGGGAATAGAAGCGGTCATTCTGGAATCGCTTCCAATAGTAAACATCATGTGAGCAGACAGACTATCACCAGCTAAATTCGGATTCCAGTTCCAACATATAAAATAATCTCCCTCTCTAACTCCTATTGGATCCCATTCTAAAACAAATTTTCCTTCAACAACTTCGCCATTTTCCTCTAATTGATACAGTATGTTTTCGCTTTCCACTTTTTCTTTTGTTTCAATCGGAACAAGATCTGGATTTAGCCAAGCTGGAAAATATTCTCTATTTTCTTCTATAACATCTCTAAGATCTCTTCTAGGGAATTCGCTCTCATTGATATACCCAAAATTATTATCTGCGTAGCCTCCAAAAGTTTTTATTGGATTTGCTTGCTTGTAATAAAAAGAGGAAAAAAACTTTGCATTCTCTACTTCTAATTCCAGTAATCGTAATTTACTCAAGTTCTCTTCTGAGGGAGTTTCGCAAGCTATTTTTTTTGCATTTTCATATTTGCTTATCAAAGAAGGTTCGACAAAGTCATAAGTGTACTCAGAAACAGTAGAACTCGTAAATTCTCTAGATATAAAATATATTGTTACTTTGTTTATTTTATAAGGCGTTGATAAACAACTAGAAGAATCAGTTGTTGTTAGTATAAATTTTAATTTATCTGTATTTTTTATATCTTTGTCTATTCCTACTGTTTTTATCATTTTCCCTCTTAGATATACATAAAAGAAATGCCTATGTCTGATGGTCTTATTATTTCATAATATTTTGTATTGACTAGATTTCCAGAATTATTCTCGTCATTTGTTGTGAAAACTAAGTCATAACTCTGAGGCTCCTTAATTTGCGATAAGTATCTAATAAGATCGGATTCTCTTAATGTTTGTCCAAATTCCCAATTATAAAGCCTAAAAAATTCTTCTATTTTGTTTTCTATATTTTGTTTTATTTCTTGTTCAAATTTTTTATTTATTCTAGACAAAGAAACCTCAACAGAAACGTCCACTTCAATTATTTCTCCATTTTTTATGCAAATAAAATCAGTCATCATTTTGTGTTCTTCCATGTAGGCAGACAAATCTGCTTTTAATTCATCGCCAGCTTCTTGCAGCCCATCGATTTCTTTTCTAGCTAAAATATAAAGATCAATCACATTTCCTGCACAACCATGGTTTCTAAGAACAGCTGTAGACTTTCCTATTTGCCCATGAAAAGGCGTCACAAACTGATCGGCTAAAGTTTTATAGTCTGTTCCCGTTACGGCTCTATTTTGCGTTCTAAGATAAGCGGGAAGTTTTCTCCTGATGTCTTCTATAGTGTCGCCATCATATCCAAAGTCGCCTTTTGTATAATTTCTTAAAAATACTGGAACGCTATTGTCTAATCCAAAAACATTTGCTAATCGTTGTTCTTCAACGTATCCAGTAACTATATTTCCAACTATACCGCCCCCAATTCTGTATGCTACTTCTATTGTAGAGCCATTTGGGGGAATTAGACCGGCTCTATTATTTCCAAAAACAATGTAAGATCTATAATCTGAGTCATATTCTACTCTGTATTCTTTTCTGGGCTGAGAGTCAGTAAAGTAATCTACTTTTTCCCATAATACTCCATCTACTCTAACTACCATGGAATCGAAAATAACGGAATCGTATCGAGTTGTAAAAGTCTGAAGAATGTCTCCGTTAGAATTAAATTCATCAACAATAGTTTTTCCTTCTAGGCCGACTATTGAAGAATTAACAAAAGAACCAGCAGGAATAATTATGTCCTCGTCAAATATTGGATTATTATTAGCGTCAGCTGGAAATAATTCAATTACTATCGGAACATCATTCGCAACAACCTCTAATGTCACCGGAGCAGCGAGAATCACATCAGAAGATAAAGCTCCTCCTAGACTAGCTGTCCATAATGATCTTGAAGGTATCGGTGGAGTTGGCTTAAATCCAACTAATTGAGATATTCTAAAAGCATTTTCTGGTTCTGTTACTGTGTCTATAAATAATTCATTGACCATTTGGTCAATCTTAAATGACAACGTATCGGCCAAAAATGCCCAATTTTCAATTAGCATGATGGCTATAGAACCTTCAACTAAGTCGTTAAAGGTATTTGGCAAAGTGTTTCCGTTTTCCCCAAATCGCTCATTGATAAAATCTACTAATCTATTTTTTAAAGACCAGAAATCTTGGTTTGTATAATTTAAATTATTTATTTTTTCATTATTAATTAATGAAGATGTTGCATAAGGATTTGTTTCAAAAGGGCAATTTTCAGGCATTTTATCCTCCGATTGGAATTTCTAATCTTAATTCTTCTACTTTTTGAATATTGTCGAAATTTGTGAATAATATCTTAACTAGTACGATATGTTGAGTATCTTGTCGTAAATCTTGTGGATCTAAAGAAGAAACAACGTCAGAGCCATTTGTAACCTCAATATTTTGAACTGCTATTCTAGGCTCCCATATAGATATGGCTCTCGCTATCTCATTTCTTATTTGTTCAAGAACACTAGAATCATTTTGTTCAAATATAAATTTTTTCAAAGCTGTGCCAAACTCTGGAAGCATCACGCGTTCTCCCGGCTCCGTGAGCAATAAGGCCAATAAATCAGATTTTATTTGATTAATTCCTGATTGTGTGTGAAAAAATCCTCTCGGATGCCTTACTAAAGGATACGGACAGCCTAAAAAACTCATATTAATAATCTCCTATTTATTGACATTCTTCTGGAGCTTCTGTATTGCATTTTACAAATGGACTTAACATAAATAAGGAAATGCAAGGAGCTGTTGTTGAAGAAGAAGCATAAACTCTGTCACTAGCCTTAAGTTGAGCACCTTTTTCTGTAGGCACCAAAACAGCAACCGGACCTATACATGGGCCACATTCCTCTCCTCCAGGAGGAGGCGGACAATCTTTACCTGCCATTAATAATATCAATCTATCAGCTAAAAATGCGTGAATTTCTGCTTTGTTGAAATAAAAATTACATGAATAATGTAATGAATGCTTGCTAACAGCCGTAAACCAATTTCTTGGACCCAAACAGCCTCCATCACAAAATTCTTCTGTCGATTTTCCTACTCCAACTACCGTGTAATGATCTCCTTCTGTCATGCAGATATAATCGCCAGCAGCTCTCACAAAAACATATCCACAATTAATGTCTTCTTGCAATCTAATAATATGAGGTCCGCAACACGCTCCTTCTGCGTCTTCTTCGCCCTTTTGAGGAGCTAATATTTGAATATACTGTGATTGGCATTTCTTTTGACTGTTGTCATCTGACATTTTTATTTCTAAACCATAACCAGTTCTTATTTTAACAAAAGCATCAGTAGCATCATTTGTCGGAATTCCTCCTTCTCTTCTATTGGGGCTGCACTGTTTATTGTTTTCATCAATCATTTCGATTGTGTGATTTGAAGTGCTTTGCATAGTGATTCCTCTTTTAGGACCCGCACTATCTGATCCGCAGCCGCAAGCACATTGATCACAAGTGCAACTACAGTCATTACTATCGTCATTTAATTCGATTTTATTTCCAGTGGCACTTAGTATTCTAATAAAATTTTCATCACCCCTAAGTCTAGGACGATCATCGGGTTCAACATCGCTCATCATAATTTGATGGCCATGAGCAGATTTCCAAACTGTTTTTCCTTTAAATACTCCTTCGCCTTCTGGGCAACCATAATCAAATGATTTCAAAGAGCTTTCCCATTCATTTGTTCCTTTAGGTTCTAACACAGAATCGTCCATCCAAAGAGTATGGCCGCTAAGAGATATAAATTGAATTCCTGACTGGGGCAATGTTACTTTGTCAACTTTGTTGTTTTGACAATTTTGTGGTCCTTGGTAAGGTTTACATTCATTTCTATGTTTGAAATATGGATTGGCACAAGATTGATCAAAGGCATCTGCCGGACAATTGTCTAATTTTTCTATTGGTTGATCGCGCCCTGCATCTATATCTCCTTCATTACATTTGCTTACGTTTCCTCCACCACATCCGCAGCCTGGATGTGCCCACTGAGCAGTTGGGTGGACTCTATCATCTTTTAATATTATGTGATTGCCCTGAGCTGACTTGATTTCTAATCTTTGCCAACGAAAATTACATTTATAATTTCCATCGACCATTTTTATCATGTGTTTTTGAGGGGTTTTCCATCCGTATATATTAGGATATGTAATTTTATTTTGAGCGTCTTCGTCTTCTTCAAAATCTAAAATTGAATCAATATCGTTTCCATTATAGTTTTCGGTATTCCATGGAGGAAACACTTGTCCCTCTTGATTTCCTACTAAATATCCGCCTCTATGTCCCCTGTGGATTCGCTCATACTCAGGAATTGCTATGTCCCAACCTTGAGATCGATCTCTGTCCCAAGTTGTTCCAATATAATACCCCCAACTTCTATTGCCTGCCTCAAATAAGATGCATAATTTTGAGCCTGCTGGCGGAACCCAAGTGCAACCAGAATCATCAAAGCCTCCTTGATTCGAAACTGGGTAGGCCCAAGGAAGAGCTTTAACGGGCGTTTGAAAATCATGTAATAAAGGACTAAAAAATCTTACTCTTCCTTGTTTCCAAGGGTCTATTGTTTCTACGCAAACTGCCGTGTGAAGAGAATGCATTGTCTCGGCCTGAGGAGCTATTCTAAAATTTGTTTTTAGTTCGCTTTGAACCATAGACCTGAAGTTATACCCCATGTCAGAAAATCTTGCTTCTACCTGAGCTAATCTCGACGCTATATTGTCTATTTTATCCGGCAAGGGAAGATTTGTTATGTTATTACTTTCATTATTAGCCACTACATGCACCTCTTACTCTAATTCCTGTTTCGTTTGCTCCGAGAAAATTACTCGCACTCAGCTCTACGGCGGGACTGCCCAACATTACCTTTAATGTAGTAACAAAAGATCCTTCTTGAACTGTATGATTTACGCCCATAACAGTCCAATTTTTATTGCTATAAAAAGGATGACAATCTGCTTTTTTTAAAAAATCTCCACAACTTTCTCCTGTTTTTCCTCCGCTAATATAATTTGGATTTATCACCACTATAGAACAAGGGGCACCAGCTATAATTTCGTAAAATTTATAAAATGTAGTTCCGACAATTCTAAGTTCTGCATTTATTGCTGATCCTTGAACGTCTACAAGTCTGCTCGCTTTAAGGTGTGCCTCAGAAGACTTATTGACATTATCTGGAGCTTTTGTTCCGTCAGAAGAAAAAGATGATTGATTTGGAGAAACTTGACTAGTGGTTCCAACTTGTTTTTCATTTTCGTCACAATTTATTCTTTTTACTTGTGGGTCTTCTTTTTTAGATTGTTTCGAACTAAGTGCTCCTTTAGTAGAACCACCAGAACTAAAATATCCTAATGCACTCACAAAGTCATATGTTGGACTAAATTCTAAAACACAACTGCATTTCCCTCCATTTACAATAAATGTTCCTAAGTGTCTAGGATCCACTCTTTCGTCACAAGACTTTGAAGGGTCCATTAATATTACCAAATCGTTGTATTTTTTAGGATCGTGAACTAAAATTACACCTTTACCATTTTTACCATCATCTACTCTATAACCTTCTAGCCATTTTGCTATTGTAGAATATTTATTTTGACTATCTGAGTGCCAGATTGCTTTAGGCCCTTTTTTTCCATGATCAACCCAATCAAAATCAGTATATATCAATTCTCCACTTTCATTATAATATGCATATCTGACATTTATCTCTGGAGCCTCCGCAGCCAATTGTCTTATGGCGTCTTCTAAATGTTCTTTTTGTCCGCTTTTTTCTTGCCCAAATGTTTTGTCATACCTCAAGCTTTGAACAATAGAAGCCGCAGCAGAAAATTTAATTTGAAATTTAATTATTCCATTGCTTAAATTTGAAGATACTTGTAAAATTACAACTTCACATGTTGGGGAAGTAACTATTCCCTTTGATCCGTCACATCTTGTAAAAACCCATCCAAGTTTATATTGAAGCACAGATCCTTGATTCCATTGCGATCCACATTTCTGTACGGCATCTAGAAAAACACTTAATTGACCTCCCTCTTCATCCACGATCTCCACAGATCCTTGCGACTCGTTTATCCAACCAGATTCAAAAGACTTTATTACGGCTTTATTGGGGTTATAAGGATAAGACTCATTTCCCACTGTTATTTCGTTGTCTCCATTATTTATCTTAATCCAAATATAAGGAGCAAAATTTTCCGCTTCTGGTTGTCCTTCAAGAAATGGAGTTTGATTCCATAAGGGAGGAGCTTTGTATTTATCCACACAACCAGCTAAACAATTATAGGTTTTAGGTCCATAGTCAGGCATAGATATTACCGGGTAAAATTATTGTTATTCCAGTTTTAAAATCAAATATGTCTTTTATTTGATTAACCTCCATTATTTTCCACCAAAAATCTACTGTCCCATATCTATCTCTAGAAACAAGATCAGGCCTATACTGCATACCTGGGGGTATGACAGCAACTTGATCTTGCTGAGAAGGTGTGAATTTTTGTTTTTTATATGTTTCGAATGTGGTTATTTTGTCATCAGAATAAAAAATGACTCTACTATTAGCGTATCTACTTGTAGCAGTTACAAATCTTGTAGAATTTATATCTGTGTACTCGATTTTATTTGCCATTTTATGCTCCTAGTGTGAATATTCTTTGTTGTCCGGGTAAATCTGAACTTGAATATACTACGTCCCAAGTTGTATCTATATCAAATTTCATAGGAGTAAAACTATCGCCAAACCCATCTTCAGAGCTGCTAAACCATGACACTTCTGTTAGAAATTTTACGCTATAACTTTTTAATATTACGCATAATTCTCCTGCGTTTGACAATAATTTGCCACATTTAATTCTACAAACAGGAGGCGGAAAAAACGGAGATCTATTTGTCCCTTCTCCCTCTCCTTCTCTAGGATAAGTTGCGCTTTGAATTGCTCTGAGATTTAATAAATTAATATCCACATCTTCAGGTTTTGATATTATAAAGTGAAGTTGCATACTTATTGATCGATTATCTGATTGAGAATATGTTTTTAATGGAGATGCTCTTCCTATAACAACTTCATCACTATAATTGGCTGATTTAGTGTCACTTATTTCGGGAAGATTGTCTAAAACTATTTTATATTCTTTGTTTTGTATTCTGCCGCTAACGGCGGGAGGAAGTTCGGAGAGCTGGGATTCAGGAATATCAATAGGAATTATTATATAACAATCATTTATTGGTTTAAGTGCTCCGCCTATTATTGTGGCTTTTGGCATAACTATTCTCCTGTTCTCAATACGTCTTTATTAGCCGTTCCTGATGGGTATCCAAATTTCATTTTTCCAAAAACAGCGGAGTGCATGGGTCTTCTTGGATCTCTTGTTGATCCTGGCAACTGATTAGAAGGCCCAGCTATTCCTCCTCCGCCTCTTGGTTTCATTAGCGTCACTAACTCATTTATTCCTTCTTTTATTTGTTCTAATTCTTCCACTTGTCTATATGCTGTTTCTTCCATTCTTGTTAATTCGTCGCTTTGCAACTTGCCAGTTCCAGAACTAGCACTTGCTTTCTCTCTTAATATAGTTTGTCCAATGTCTCTTAAGTGCACAGGTTGAACATCCGCAGTTCCTTCTGTTAATGGGCGAGCCTCTACCTCCGCAGGTCTTGCCATCGGAATCGCATGTTTATTTAATAAATCTTGACTTCCAGCTAGCGATCCATCTATTGATGCATTTAAATTATTTAATTTTTCTAAGTCTGATTTTGGCGTCTCAGGAACTTTTTTCTCTGTGGCCCATTTGTATAATTCGGCTCCTCCTCCTAATAAACCGCCTATGCCTGCGCCAAGAGCAGTGCCCACAACAGGAATTATGCTTCCAATTGCAGCCCCAGTCATCGCTCCTGTTGCCGCTGCACCGCCAACGCCTAAAACCTTATCGGTAGTAGATCCTTCTTGCACACCAAGATATTTGCTCATGGTGCTGCCAGTTTTCGCATCTCCAGTTATGGCTCCCAACACACCCGCTTCTAAAGTAGATCTACCGGTTTCTTTAGCTTGCATGGCTCCAGAAACACCTCCTGCCGCTAATCCCAAGAAAGGCAAGGTTCTACTTAGTGTTTTTGAAACCAAAGGATTTGAGGCTATATTTCCAACTACTCCAGTTGCTTTTGAAACCAATGGATTAGAAGTAATTTTACCTGTTAGATTTTTTGTTAATTCTGCTCCTTTTCCTAACAAGCCAGAACCTGCACTTGACGGAGCAGGTGCCATTCCACCAAATGGTTTCTTTAGTAAAGAAAGTAAATTTTCATCTCCAAGTGCTGTGAAATCTGCTCCAACTTCCATCATGCTAAATCTAGATTTTTGAGCACCCAGCCCCAAAGCAGATCCTGCTAAAGCTAAATTAGGCATGTCGCCAAATCCTGCTGATATTTGGGTGGTTTTTGTCAATGGGTCTAATTGTCCAACGACACTCATAGGAGTTTCGGTTTTATTTATTGCCAAAGCAGATGGTTCTTGAGGCTGTAGATTTTCAGCGTTACGATTTACCAACTGCATCGGGTCTACCCACATAATTCCATTTTGATTAGGAACTCCATTTTTGTCGTTAAATAAAGAGTTTGTTGTTAGTGCTTCGGCAGATTTGAGTTCTTCAGACGCAGCCTTCTCTGCTTGTCTAACTAATACGCCAGAACCAGAAACCCCAGCTTTATAAAATTCAGCCATCAAAGGCAGTATTGATTCTAAAGAAACTTCTTCTTTTCCAAATCCAAAAAATCCTTTTATTCCTTCCCACGCTCCAGAAGCAGCATTTGCAACTGCGGACCCGGCAGACTTTACTCCGCTCCAAGCACCAGAAGCAACATTTGCAACCGTAGAACCGGCTTTTGAAAGCATCCCCTCTTCTTTTCCACCAGCTGTTGTTTCTCCTCCCCCGCCACCAGCTAAACTTTTTACAACCCATCCCAATCCTACTTTAGAAGCGGCCCAATACAGAGCATTGTATATAGCTCCTGGTATGGCTCCCATTAGAGATGTTATTCCTCCAACAATAGTAGACATTAGCCACACTGGCAAATCTATAAATATAGATTTTATTCCATCGACGATTATTCCGCCCAACCACATAGGAAGATCAATAAATATTTTCTTAATTCCTGAAATCACTAAGCTTCCTAGCCACATTGGCAAATCAATAAATATAGACTTGATTCCGCCTATTATCATTCCGCCAATCCACATTGGCAAATCAACAAATATTGATTTTAATCCCGAGGCAATCATGCCGCCAAGCCACATTGGCAGATCAACAAATATTGATTTTAATCCCGAAACAATAGTTTTGCCTAGCCACATTGGTATATCAACAAGTACAGACTTCAGGCCAGTTGCTATCATACCTCCCAGCCATACCGGTATGTCAACAAATATAGACTTCAAACCTCCCGCAATTATTCCGCCTAACCAAACCGGCAAATCAACAAAAACAGATTTCAATCCTGAGGCTATAATTCCACCTAGCCACATTGGAAATTCAACAAATGCAGACTTTAGTCCAGAAGATATACTAGAGAATAAACCACTTAAGTCTGGCATCATTGATGCTTTATTTATAATTTCATTTGCTTCGCAACAACAATCTATTGCTTGAATTTCTGGAGAGATTGTTTTTTGTTCTAGTGTAGTTGGTAAAACCGTTTGTTCTAATGGTTTACTTGTTGGCAAGGTCTGCATAATAGTAGAATTATTAATTGCAGCTGTTGCTGGCTCAGCAGAAATGTTAGTAGTTGGTAAAACCGTTTGTTCTAATGGTTTACTTGTTGGCAAGGTCTGCATAATAGTAGAATTATTAATTGCAGCTGTTGCTGGTTCAGCAGAAATGTTAGCCACATTTGTTTGTGCTGTTGTTGCTATCACTGATGGCTCTTGTGATTGTAAAGCACCTGCTCCAGCAGTTCTATTTACCAATTGCATTGGATCTACCCACATAATTCCATTGGGATCTGGGCGACCATTTTTGTCATTGAATAGCGAGCTTGTTGATTGTTCTATTTTTGTGTTTGACTCTATAGATTTATCTGGAATCTTTATGTTTGAAGACGCAGATGATAATTTATTTGAAATTTCTATAAATTTATCTACATTTTTTTCCATACTCCCCAAATCAGCTAATTGACTTATAAATTCTTTAATGCCTGACGACATAGAAGTTATAGAGTCCGAAAATATTTTTAGATTAGGGCCAGCAGCCGCCAATTCCATTATTTTGTTTACAACACCATCGCCGCCAAAAAAGCTCACCCAACCAGCAACAGCGGTTGCGGCAGAAAAAGCTATCATGGCAGCAGATAAAACTGCTAATCCACCTGCAACAGCAACCAGTCCTGCTGCTTTTTCTAAGCTTACTGCTCCTAAGAACATCGTCATTCCGGCAGCAATAGAAGATATGACGCTACCTATTCCTGAAAAAGCTGCATTTATGGCTGATCCAAAGGCTATTACTAATGGAGAAAGAGCACTTAGTGCATATCCAAATGGTATCATCGCAATGCCTAAAGCGCCAATGGCAGCTATGCCCATCCAAAGCATCGGATTAGCCGCAGCTGCTCCAAAAGTTGAAAGCCCTACAGACAAAGAAGTTAAACCAGAAGTTATAAGTCCAGACATAGATCCTAAAATCGCAAGAACTGGAAGTGCTGGTAGCATTGCTAATAATGCCAAAGAAGCTAAAACCAAAGCTCCAGATCCTAGTAATACTTTCCCACTGGCCATTTGTGACAAGCCATTTGCTAATCCTGTTAGCGATTCTCCTATTTTTTCTCCATTTAATTTTTCGACTAATTTTGCTCCAACAAAACCAGGAATCATAGCAACTAACCCAACCCCAGCAGGAATTAAGTTTAATGCTCCTAAAAGGACATCTTTATTAGCAAAAGCTTTTATGCCTTCTGCTAAATTTGAAAGTGCTTGTTTTACATTTTCAAAACTACCTTTGATCGAACCAGCAGCATCCGTTGCGTTTTTCAATCCGTCTGTTCCCGGTATTTTTGTTTCTTCTGTTGTGGATTTAATTCCTACGATTCCCTTTGCTTTTTCTAATAATCCTCCTCCTTTTTCTTTTGCGGATTTGAACATACTGCTTGCAAAATTTTGAATTTTTGAAAAAGCTTTAGATCCTTGATTTTTTATTACATTGAAAGCTGATCCTGCCATTTCTGATATTGATCTGCCTTTTGTTATAGACATATATTGACTTGTTATGCCTTTAGACAAAGATGAAAATATTCCTTCTCCTGCTTTCATTGATCTAGTAAATCCAGATATCATGGGAGCAAAAGCATTAGAAAAATAACCGCTCATACTAGAAAAAGCTGAGCCTGCATAATTTTTAATTGATTCTGGAACGAAACTTTGAATTTTTCCAAATGCTGAAGAAGCATATTTCTTGATAGAGTCAGGAGCGTTTTTCTTAAATGCTTCAAATGAAGAACTTGCTATTTCTGATATTGATTTGCCTTTTGTTATAGACATGAATTGTGCTTTTACGCCTCTGGATATTGACGAGAATAAACCTTCTCCTGCTTTCATTGATCTTGTGAATCCTTTTATCATTGGCGAAAAGCTATTTGAAAAATACCCGCTCATATTAGAAAAAGCAGAGCTTGCATAATTCTTAATCGAATCAGGAACCAATCCCTTAATTGTGCCAAAAGCAGAAGCAGCATAATTTTTAATTGATTCTGGAACTAAATTTTTAACACTAGAGAAAGCAGAGCCGACTATTTCAGATATTGGTTTGCCTTTGGTTATTGACATGTACTGACTTGTTACTCCTCTTGACAAGGCAGAGAATATTCCCTCTCCCGCTTCCATTGATCTAGTAAAGCCCTTAATCATTGGAGAGAAAGCGTTGGATAGTCCGCTATTTATAGCTGCATACTGACTAGTTATTCCTTTAGCCATTGCCGAGAATATTCCTTCTCCTGCTTCCATTGATGTTGTGAACCCCTTAATCATTGGAGAGAATGCACTAGACAATCCATCGCTTATATTTGAAAATGCTGAGCTTGCATAATTTTTAATTGATTCTGGAACTAAATTTTGAATAGTTCCAAAAGCAGATGCGGCATAATTTTTAATTGATTCTGGAACTAAATTTTGTATATTATAAAAAGCAGATTTTGCTATTTCTGATATTGATTTTCCTTTAGTTATGGACATGTATTGTCCCTTAATACCTCTGGACATTGCAGAGAATATTCCTTCTCCTGCCTCCATCGATCTATTGAATCCAGTGGTAAGAGGAGCAAAAGCATCAGAGAAATAATCGCCCATCCCAGTAAAAGCAGATCCAGCATAATTTTTAATTTTCTTAGCTAGATTTTTTGTAAACTCAAAAGATTTTTTTATTGATTTGGCCAAAAGCGTTTCGTCTATATCAATAGTTACTGCTGGACTTGCCATCGTAGAGCCAACAAAAGCTCCGCTGGCTGCTCCGATAAACTCTTTTGATGGAGAACTTAATAGTTCTTTTGATTTTTCCATTGCTCCAAATGGGCCATTTCCTTCTGCTGTTATTTTATTTGTTAGGTCAGCTGGTATTACCATTTCTCCTTGATGAAGCATTGCAAGACCTGGCTCTTCTATTTTTCTTGTTCCTTCTTCAAAATAATTGAAAGGATTAAGATAAGAGCCTACCGCCTTTACTCCTCCCCAAGCAGAGCTTGCTGCATTTTTTAAATTTTCACCGGCAGCATAAACGCCTTCTTTCAAAGCCAACCCAGCTTTAGAAGCAGCCTCACCAACATCTAGTTGAAGTAAATCTGCTCCTGCTCCTGCTAATCCTCCTATTGCATGAGCGGTACTTGGGCCTTCTTTTGCCATAGTGGCCGCTTGTTCGGCTGCATTCTCTGAATATCCTCCCGCTGCACTTTCTACTGTTTTCATTCCCGGAATCCAGCTCTTTATCCAATCCCAAATTCCTTCTAAAGCAGATTTGAATCCATTGAAAATATAAGTTGGCAAATCTATGAATGCTGCTTTTAAAGATGTTAGTAAGAAAGATCCTAATCCTCCTAAAGAAATTGTTATTGAATCATATAAAAAGCTTCCGACATTAGACAATGAAGAAATAATTACAGAGCCTATTCCTTTTATTCCTTCCCAAATTTTTGATGGATCTAAAGTAAATATTCCTTGAATTATATTAAATATATTGCTCAATCCCTCAGATAGCAATCTTATAGATTCTCCGATAAAGCCTACTAAGTTTCCAATTTGAGCTATCATTGGTCCTATTATTGGAATGTCTTTGAATCCTTCTAAATAAGAACCTATGCCGGACATTGCTTCGCCAATTTTTCTTGGAATTGCTAATAATGATTTAAATATTAATACTGGTAATTTTGCAAACCAAGAAACAATTGCTATTACTAAATCTGGAATTATAGAATGACCAACCAAAGTGTCGTATAGCCATTGGAAAGGAGTGATTATTCCTTTTATTAGTGCTCCTACTATTTTAAGAACAAATCCTAAAACATGTGTGAGTAAAATTATTGGAGATAAAATCCAACTAATTACATACGAAAGTCCCCAGATAGCTTTTTGTAAAATCCAAATAGCACCTGCAAGTATTCCTCCTCCTTCACTAGCTCCAAATAAAGCCACGCCTAAGTCATTGAATACAGTGTAAATTCCGCTAAATATTTCTGATATAGGAGTCCATACGGCCATAAATCCGTCAAACAAAGCTTTGAAAGCGTCGTGCAGAGTTTTGAATATTGGACCGACCCAAGAATTTTCTGCTAGACTTGATAGTCCGTCTAGTATTGATTGCATAAGCATTCTTGGGATTTCCCAAATCATGCTTATAGATCTCATTATTAATTTTGGAATGCCAACAAGACCGGTCTCTAAAAATCCAATTAGTAATCTAGGAATTAATGCCAATGTACTGCCAATTGCATTGAACACCCCTTTGAACACACGACCCAAGTCTAAAGTCACTATTCCGGCTAAAATATCATAAACGTCTTGAAATATAAAATAAATATAATCAACAACAACCTGAACAGGCTTGAATACATTTCTAAGAATATCAGTTCCTTCTGTTACGATTTTTATTATTTCTGTTACCGCACCGACCGCCGCGCCCACAGCGGCAAACACAGGCATCAGCGGTGGGAAAAATGTACCAAATGCTGCGCCCGCCATGGCCCCCCAAGCAGCAGCTCCTGCAACACCTAAGGTTTTGTCTGCTACTGTTCCTTTTTCTATTCCTAATGTTGGGCTTAAGAAGCTTCCTGTTTTTGCTCCTCCTGTAAATACTCCTAAAATTGCTCCTTCAGCCTTTGTTCTTTGAACGCTGTCTGCTTCCATTGCTCCTTTTATTCCGCCTAGTAAAACAACCGCTGGTCCCAGAGCTTTTTTAAGTACTTGTCCAATAGGAGTAGCAATAAAAGCAGAAGCCTTAGCAAAAGCTCCCGATATTACTCCCGCCTTCCCAGTAATTGTTTCTACGAAAACATCGCCAGCTTTTTGGAAAGACTCCAGCAAGGTTCCTGGCTTATAAAACGAACCTCCCATTTCCTTTACTTTATCTCTTGCTTCTTTTATAGAACTTCCTGACTGTCTAAGTTTCTTGTAAAATTCTATGGAGTTCCAATTTGAAAAAGACACAGAATCTTGATTTGCTCCAAAACCTTTTCTTGTGTCTTTAAATACTTTTCCAAATTTAGAAAAAGCCGCAGGGATGTTGAGGATTGATTTCTTTAAACTAGGAGCAAATTCGGCAAATTTGGACCCGCTTAGCCAAAATGTTAATGCACTTACTTCTGCTGCTAAGACTCCCATTATAATTCCCAATGACCCCATAGCAAAAGTCAAAGCAGTAACAGCTACGCTGAGAGTTCCGCGAATTGCTTCGTTTGTTTTATTTATTATTAATCCAAGTTCCTTGATTGGGTCTACAGAGGCTTTGTCTTGTATATCAACTTTCTCAGCAGCCTCGTTCATTTTTGCCACTATTTCTCTGAACCCAGCAGAATCTCCTTTCTTCATGGCAATTTTCAATTGAGAAGAAAAATCTTCAACTTTAACTCCTTTTTCTCCTGCTGCCTTTTGAAGTTTTTCCGCAGAAGCTAATCCGGCCATTTGTAATTTTTGCTCATCGCTTAGCTTTGATATGTCCTTGCCCATTTTCTCAGCTATTGAGGCAACGTCTTCTTCAAAATCTTTTTTGAATTGATCGTCTAAACTACTCAGAGCAGAAGATACATCTCCTCCTGTTTTTGAAATTTGTTCACTTACAGAATTGAGCATGGACAATCCGCCTTGCATTAGCGTTTTGTCCATGTCTTCTTGTGCCTTTCTTCTTTCTTCTACTGTTGATACACTGCTCTTAAATATTTTATCAAATCCTGCAAGCGTATCTCCTAAACTTTCGCCACCTTTTTTAAAAGTGAGAGCGGTTTTTTCAAATTCGGCTATTTCCATTCCTGTTCGAGCTTTTAATTGTATTGCTAAATCTCTTCTTTGCGTATCGGTGAGTTTGTTCAAGTCTTCGAACGTTTTTACATCTGCTCCCAATCCTTGAGCCATTTCCATCATCATTGATTCCATTCCTTCGCCCATTTTTTTCATTCTGGATCGAGATTTCATAAATGTGCCAGCTGACATGCTATCAAACTCGCCCATTCTACCAGCCATTTGAAACAAGAAAGCTTTTGTTTTATCATCTGCTTCAAAAAATAATTTATTAGTACTAGAAAGAGCATCGCCCACTTTACCAAACGTTTCATCAACTCCTAGTTTTTTCGCTTCTGTCATCGCCTTGATAACATTCTTCATGGCAGAATTTGTTAAGTTTCCTTGATTCTGAAGATTTTTGAGTATACCTTCAGAGGATTTCATGGCTTCTATTAAGTGGTCACCTGTTACTCCTGTTGATCTAGCAATTTGCTTTGTGTCTCTTGATAATTGGGCCATTTGTTGCGAGCTTAGTTTTAATGTTCTATGCCAATCCCCAAATAAATCAGCAGTGTTTTCTGAATTAGCTCCTATCATGTAAGATAGATTTAATCCACTCTTTATAACTTTTAATCCTTCTTTTTGAGATTTTGTACTTTTATTTTGTTGGATCATTCCTTTCTTAATATTTTTCATGTAGCTTTCTTGCATAACTTCCAAAGGATGTCCAGTTTGCTGCGTTATATTTTTGCCTAAATTTGCAAATTCATCTTGTAGTCCTCTTGTTGAAGATCCTATTCCTTCAATTTCATAGGCAATTGATCTCATTTCTTTTCCAAAAACTATTGCGTCTTTTGCAGATCCTTTAAATAAAAGTTGCAATATTGAAGCCCCGGCAGTAACCATAGAAACAATATCTGTAAGCTTTGCTTGGGCAGAATTGAGAATTTTTTCTGTGTCACTTTTCTTTTTGTCTTCAAGAGCTTTTTGATTTTGTTTTTCAATTGCTTCTGCATTTGTCTCGGTTGCTTTTGTGAAACGGTCTACGGTTTTTTTTAAATCATTTATTCCTAAATCATGAGCCATTTCGGGTCGAACTGTTCCAGGATCCGCTGCTTTGTCTATTACCTCTAAAGATGGTCCGCCAACTGAAGAAGAAACGCTTGCAGAATTGTCTAAACCAGAGCTAATGGCCGCATTAGAAGCAACTATATTGACATTGTTTGCAGAAAATTCTATATCAGCCAGACCCGCTTTTTGAGCGGCTGTTACGGCTCCTTCTAATCCTTCTCGTAAACTTTTGCGTTTTTCTATTTCTGATTTTATTTGATCAAGTAGTATCTTTTGAAGATTAATTGTTCTGTTTGCTGTGGTTTGGTCTACCTTTCCTTGACTTATGCTTTCGTTAATTTGTTTTATTTGTTCTTTTATTGCGTCTGTTTGTTCTTCATATTCTTTTCTTAATTCTGGGGAGATTTCAAAAAGTTTTTGAAATGCATCATCTATACCGGCAGCTAGAGCTTCTGAAGAATCTTTTTGTTTTTCTGTTGCTTTGTCGTATTCTTTTATAACGGTTGTGGTAGAAGCTATTTGTTTTGTTACATCTTCAAATTTATTTGATGTGTACTTAATGCTTCTGCCTAAGCTGTCTTTTATTACATTATCATCTTCAGCCATTTATTATTCCGTTTGATTTTGTGCAACAGGGACTGTTTTTATGGTAGGAACTGTTCCTATTTGTTGAGGGGCTTCTTTACTATTTAGTGTCTTCACGTTAACTTCGTACGATTTAGGGTTAATTTGTTGTTTAATTTGTTCTTGAACGTTTTTTCTTATAATTTGGACTTCAGCGGGGTCAAAACTTCTTATTGTTCCTATTATATTTAATAAAAAGTCACAATTAAGAACTTTTACCTGCCTCACGCCAGACCATTTATATGATCTGTATGCATTTTTTAAATAATTATCTCCTTTAATAGAATTAGAGTAAGAAAACATAGGATTACCGCAGCTTTTTAGTATTTTTTTAATATAATTAAATGTCAAATAGTGCAGATTTAACCCATAAATTTTATTAGAAGGTAATACTTGACTTATAATTACAAGCGGATAAGGGTCTTTTTTCCAAAAAGAATAATTAAAAGTTACTAAATTGCCCTTTTTTATTGCGTAATTTGATGATAGTCTTGGATTTGGATTATCTATAACGTCATGGTTAACAGGCTTAAATATTTGTTCTATTAATTTATTATTAACTGCCATTATTATTTGTTATAAATGCTATTTGAAAAGTCTCCACTGTTGCTTCCAACAATAACGGAGCTATTAGAAATGTCATTTTTATTGAATTGACCAACAGAAAACTCTTTGTCTAATTTGGCACTTTTATCAAAAAAATTGTTGAATTCTTCTACTAGTGCGTCTGCAATAACGCCTCCTGCTTCTTCTTCTGACATATCTGGAATAATGTCTTCAAACATTTTTTCCAAATTTATTGGATAAGCCTTTCCATAAGGCTCTGTCTGACTTTCGTTTTGTATTCTGTAGGCCCAATTAGATCCAATTTTATAAACTCTTACTCCTTGAAAAGGCGTATCTTTTTTTGCTTTGAGATAAATATAGGGATCTTCGTTTTCCAAATAAGTTTCTATTTGAAAATCTTTAGATAATATTTCCTTGAGTATTTCTAATTGTTTTATTGTTTGTTTATTTTTTATATCTATAAAGCTTGAAAATTTCATTAGCATTGCCTCATTAACATGTCGTGAGCACTATAAACGCATCTTCTTATTGATTTTAGTTCGCTTGGATTTCCTTGATAAGGAACTTCTTTGAACTCTGTTCCTTGCAAAGCAGACGCGGCATCCTTTATCACAGGCAAACCAGCGGTTAAAAATAACATTCCATTTTTCTTACTCATAAATTCTACTTCTTCGCCTATTGGTCCGCTTGGACCTTGTTCGCCTGTTTGTTTGACGAAATATATTTTTAGATCAACCATTGGAACTATTGAGCCTTCGTCATTTATCATGGCTTCTGAATTTTCTGAGTTGTTTGTTTTTATTACTAATTTGCCTTCCGTGTACGCTCCTCTTAGAGCGTTTGATATATCCCAACCTAAATAATAAATTGTTCCATCATCTCCAACAACATTTATTACGAATGCTTGTTCTTCAAATTGTTTTGCTATTGATTCAACAACAACTCTTCTTCTCAAAACATCTCGCTCCTCAGGACTCCCCTCAGAAAGTCTTTTTAGTTCTGGTTCGGAAAGGTATCTCTCTGGATCATCTTCTTTTAAGGACCAACTTCCCAAAGCAACATCTCCCCATTCCGAATTAAGTCTTGTCGCCATCTTTACAGAATATTCTCTTTCATTAAAGATGATGTTTTCTTTATCAGGACTACTGCTAACCTGGACAGATCCAGTTAGAGCAGCTATAAACTTTCTGTGTAATTCACCTTTGTTTCCTGAATATCCCATCATTTTTATAAATGTATTATTTAAGTGGGGCATCGTATCAAGAACATTTACAATATGATTAACGATACTTGTTGCTGGATTGTTTTTATCAAGCTGTTCTCTTATATTTTTTCTAATTAGTTTAGAAGCGTCTAAAATATTAGAATTTAATCTTATTAATTGTACATTGTAATTATCTTCAACAAATTTTCTTTGATAAGGTTGAAGATTGTCTCTGTCTCTAACAGGATTGAGCATATCTAATAATTCGTTTGCGTTTCCTTTTGTTGTTTCTTTGAAATAATTAGATTTCCAGACTTCAAAATCAGTTTCTTCATTAGATTCTTCTGGCATGTCTGGCACTTGCGGATCCATAGATATATCGTCTTGTTGGTTTGGCTCGGCTTGCGGCATTTGTTCTGTGTTTTGAGCAGACATGTCTGGATTTGGCATGTTTGGATCCGGCCCAGGTTCATTCGCCATTGTGTCTGCAAAATCTGGATTTCCTGTTGGCGGACCCATAGGAGCATCTGGATTTGCTGCTGCGGCTGGTATGTCGAACTCAACAAGCCAATCTTGAAGATTATGATTTTTCATTTTTCTTTTCCTTTTGAATTTTTTCCATTAAAGCTTTTCTATTAACTCCGCTTGAATCATAAATATTTATGGTATTTCCAGAGGAGTCTTTCTTGTTCATCCAAGGTTGATAAGTGTCCGGTTGTTTTAATTTTATTCTGGTCATTAGGTCCGCAATTCTAGACATTTTATCTGTAGCTTCTATTTTTGTTTTTATTAAATTTACCAATGCTTCTTTGCTAGAAGTAGAAGAATCTCCATCATTAATAACCATATTAGAAAAAGTGTTTACCAGATCAGCCACTTGATTTCTATCATCTCTTAGGTTGTTCATAATTTCATCATAAACCCCCAAAAGATTGTCATCAGAAATGATGCTCAATTCTTCTTTATTATTTTTGGTTTCTTTCACCAAAATAATATTTTCTTTGTCTTGCGTTTCTTCGCTCATATAATATATATATTAACTGATAAGTAATTGTTAAAAGGTATTTATGGTTGAAAATGATGGCAATTTTGAATATCTAAAAGAAGAAATTAATAAATGCATTGATAAATCAAAGCTTTTATTAAAAAAAACAAAAGATATTGAAGAAAAATGTCAAAATTTAGAGACCATGATAAGGATATTAGAGAATAAAAATGTTGATAAATTATGTGATGAAGTTCACAAGTTAGAAATTAGACTAAGAACAGTAGAAATTGCACAAGGAGGACATGAAGAAAAATGGAAAAACATAATAAATTTCGCTGTTCAAGTTATTTGGGTAGTTATGGCTGCATATATACTATTAAAATTAGGACTGCAACCTCCTTTATAAGGATAAAATGAAATTTAGAGAATGGTTAAATATAAATGAAGATGTCGGAAGGTCCAGAGCAAAACAGGCCGACTTGCAAAATGTGAGAATTGGCAAGTTGGGTCCGTATGGAACATTCGGACACGCAGACTATCCGAACCCATTTAGTCAAGCTGCATCTGGCTATTTTGGAGCATTAGGACAGTCTCTTTCCGATGAAGTGGGCAGAGTAGATCCGCTTTCAAGACTAGTAAATCCATTCGAAGATTTTTTTGCTGACGGAAAAAGGTCAGCAGACACGCTAATTTTTCAGTATCCGTCAGTAGGAGGAAGATCTATTGGCCTTAGAATAAATCCTAATAATCCAAAATTAACTTTCGATAATGTTTATGCTTACGTTAAAAATAATTTTAACTTAATAAGAACAAATCCAAGTGAAGAGGGCGTTTTTGACTTATTTGTTTATGAAGAAGGCGAAAAAGACGAAGACGGAACTAAATATGCAAAAAGAGAAGTTTCAAAAGCATTTACAACTGCCCTTTCTAAGATAAGACTAAGAGAACAGTTTGTTAAAGATTATCCAAGAATAGATGAAAAATTTGATTTTAAAAATCCTCAAGTTTTTCAAAAAGTAATATATCATCAAGACTATCCTTATTTGCAAAGCATTTTTCAATACAAATCAATAAAAAGTTCCATGGAAGATGAAGATCAATACAAGACTGCTTGGGAGAATTAGATTATGAAAAGTTTTAAAGAATTTTTATCTATTAAAAATAGCATCATAAAAGAAGAGAAAAATCAAGATTCTCAAAAAGATTGGAAGAAAGAGTTTATTAAATTAGAAAAAGGATTTGTTCCTCCTTCTAACTTAAAGCCAATTATATTAGCTTTTGGAGAAAGCGGCAACATATCAGTCATGAACGACACATCTAAAGAAATTAATATGCCTAAAAAATCTTTATTTTTAACTGGCGGTTCTGTTCGTGATTTCTTGCAAAACAAAACTCCAAAAAACTATAACCTAATAACGAATGCAACTCCTGAACAAGTTGAATTAATTTTACAAAATGCGGGCTTTCAAGATTTTGATGACTCGGATGACAATAATAAAACGTTTCATAGAAACGGAGATTCTGTTGTCGCGAATGTAAAAGGAGATAAATTCGAAATTGAGACTCTTAGAAATATGTCTGGAGAATATACCGATAATATCGAAGAAGATGCTAAAAGAAGAGATCTAACTATAAATTCTATGTACATAGAATTATCAAAAGATGGAGAAAATAATAAATTATACGATCCCACTAAAAAAGGCTGGTATGATGTTAGTCATGGCAACATAAAGTGTGTAGACAAGCCAGAGAATTCTTTTAGAAATGATAAATTGAGAATGCTTAGAACAATAAGATTTTATTCTCAATATGGAAAAGGAGAATTAGATAAAGAAATAAGATCCGCAATTTCTGAACTTAAGTCAGAAATAAATGAAATTCCTTATCAAGAAATAAGAGAAGAATTCTTAAAAGGATTGGTTCATCCTGATATAGATCCAAGAAAGTATCTTCAAAATTATATAAAATTAGGAATGATAGAAAAAGTATTCCCAGATGTGGAACTGAATATGGAAGTTCCGCCTGATTTTTCAAATAAAAAAGATAAAATACTCGCTCTTGCTTGGATTTTGCAAAATAATCCTATCGAAGAAGTAAGAAAGGCCTTATCTTCAACAATAAAAATAAAAGACAAAGAAGAAAAAACAGGATGGTCTGGCCAAGAAAGAAACGCAGTTGTTCTTTTACTAAAGCTAAAAGATTTTAATTTAGATGAAATTGATGATCTTTTAGAAATGAAAAAATTTGCAGGATTATCCGAAGAACAAATAAGAAACTGGGTTGAGTTGTTTAATGTTGAAGGAAAATCTCCAAGACCACACTGGTCAAAACAAGTGAAAAGCTTTGCTAAATTTTCGCCTAAAACAGAAGACTTACTGAGCTGGAACTCAGATGAAATTGGCGAAACAAGTCCTTTGATTAGAAGAAAACTCTTAAAAGACTTAAATAAAAATAAATTAAAACAAATGTTTAAAAATTTATAATAAAAACAGCATTTTCACACTATATTATTGCATATTCCTCTATTCTTGGTTCTTAATATGCAATATTTAGTCAGCGTTGAAAATACAAATTATTTTTATTGGCAAATAGAATTGCTCATTGAAAGTTTTCTAATGAACGGATTGCAAGATAATCTTGTAATAGCCCTAGCAGAAAATGATGATCCAAAAATAAAAGGGTATTCAAAAAATCTAGTAAAACATAAAAATAAAGTCATACACACGAATGTTGGAAAAGAAAGAGATTGTCTTGTTGCAAATAGATTTTATGCAATAAGAAATCTGTACCTATCTGGACAAATTCAATTGCCATTTACAGTGATTCATGCAGATATGATCATGAAAAATCCAATTGACAAATATAATCAAGATGCAGACTTTGTAATGAATAATTATAATGTTAGTAAAAATTATTTAACAAATGCTTACATTGATAGTATTGGATTAAAACAAGAGTTGATTAATGAAGAAAAAATGACAGAAGAAGAAGTAGAAAATTTTCCTTTTTCTATGCCAATTATTTTTAACGAAAGTTTAGGCAAAGATTTTTTCTTGAGATTTTTAGATAAATTAGTTATAAATTTAGAGGAATTAATAAATAAAAAACATGATTTTCCTATCGAAAGAACTTGCTGGACCAAAACTTTTCTCGAATCTTTAGGCTTTTATTCAGCAGCAGGATCTTTTTTAGCTTGCGAGCTTATGCACTCAGAAGATTTAGATGTTCCTTTCATTCATTATAAAAATGGAATTCCCCCAATATTTAATAAAAAATTCTTTAAATTTGAAAAAGGAAGATATTATATGGATGGGCCATATGAAAATTTATTAGAACACAACCCCACAGAAAATACTGAATATATGCATCAAGTTATTAGATCCTATATGAAAAGAAATCGCTAGGGTCTTGAAATTAATTTTTTTTATGATAAATTTGTCGTTTTGTACCGACACTCTTTGTAAAATTTTTATCATGAGAAGCTTTGAAGAAATTAGACAAAAAATAAGAGAATTAGCATACGTTAAGTGGGAACAAGCAGGCAAAAATGGAAATCAAAAATATTTCTGGAAACAAGCAGAATTAGAATTGTTTGGTCCAAACGGAATGAGAGATGGGGGATATTATCTAATGAATAAAAATGGGAAAAAAGTATTAGTAGCTCCAAATTTTCCAGCAAAAGAAGATTGCGTTTTTTGTAATTGAAACTATTTTATAATATGAATAAAAATGTAACAATAATAACAGGATTATGGGATCTAGAAAGAGCTAATTTAGAAGGGTGGGCACACAGAGACTTTTCTTCGTATAAAGACAAATTTTTTCAGATGTTAGAGGCAGATGCTCAAATGTGCATCTGGATTCCTGAAGAACTTAGACAAGAAGTCGAAGAAATAAGAAAAGATAAACCTACAAGAATTTTTATAAAAGAAAATAAAGATTTTGAAACCTGGAATCCATTTTTTGAAAAAATACAACAAATTAGACAAAATGAAAATTGGCTAAATCAAGCAGGATGGTTGAGAGAATCGCCTCAAGGTTCTCTTAGATATTACAATGCGATGATGTTCACCAAAATGTTTATGGTGAATGATTCTGCAATTACAAATCCTTTTAACTCTAAGTACTTTTTTTGGATTGATGGTGGGCTAACCAATACGGTTAATTCTGGATATTTTACGCATGATAAAGTTTTAGATAATTTAGAAAACTACCTAATTTCTAATAGATCTGATTATATGCACATAACATATCCTTACGAAGGAAGCTCAGAAATACATGGATTCGAAAGATCGGCAATCGCAAGGTACTGCGGGACAGACTTTGTTAAGTATGTTGCAAGAGGCGGGTTTTTTGGAGGAGAAAAAGAAACAATACATAAAATAAACAGCCTGTACTACTCCATAATGCATTCTTCATTAGAAGAAAATTTAATGGGAGCAGATGAATGTTTTTTCACTATTCTATGCCACAAATATCCAGACTTAATTCATCGTTTTAATATTGAAGGAAATGGATTGGTTTGGCCATTTTTCGAAGAATTAAAAAAATATGATCAAAAAATAAATGTTCCCATGAATAACGGAGTGGGTTTATATGTTATAACTTTTAATTCTCCAAAACAATTTGAGACATTAATTAATTCAATGCTTAAATATGATCCTAATTTTATAAATAAAACAAAGAAATTTTTATTAGACAACTCAACAGACTTATCAACAACTCCTAGATATCAAGAACTTTGTAATCAATACGGATTTGAACATATAAAGAAAGACAACATAGGAATAACAGGCGGCAGACAATGGATCGCAGAGCATTTTGACAAACAAGAAGATCTTGGATATTACTTCTTTTTTGAAGACGATATGTTTTTTGTAGATAAGCAAAAACAAAAAGTTTGCAGAAGTGGATTTAATAGGTGTGTTGAGGATTTATATAATAAATCTTTAGAATTAATTAAAAAAGAAGATTTTGATTTTCTAAAATTAAATTTCTCTGAATTTTATGGAACAAATGAAAAACAATGGGCTTGGTATAATGTTCCACAAGACTTCAGAAGTCAGAAATGGCCAAATTATCACAAACTCCCGGAAAAAGGACTAGACCCAAATTCTCCTTGTTTGGAATTTAATAATATAAAAGTTTATAAAGATATCCCGTACGCAACAGGAGAAATTTATATTTGCAATTGGCCAATATTATTATCTAAAAAAGGAAATTATAATTGTTATATAAAAACAAAATATGCACATCCTTTTGAACAAACAATAATGAGTCATTGTTATCAAGAAACATTAAAAGGAAATGTTAGGCCTGGATTAATGCTTATAACACCAACAGAACACGATAGATTTGATCATTATGACGCTAAATTAAGAAGAGAATGTTAATAATTATATATAAAAATACATTCAAGGAGGAACATGAAAAGGTTTTTATATATTGTCTGTCGAGCAATAGATTACAGAGTGGGATTAACAGATCACGACAAGCCCGAAGTTCCTATACTTACTCAACAAGAAGCATGGACTGCCTTTAGTATAAAATTAGCAATAATTATAATTAATTTTATAACCTGTGCTGCTGTTATTGCAAATGTAATTCATCATTGGTAAACTATTATAAAATAAATGCGGGTATGGTGTAGTAGCAACACGAAAGATTTCCATTCTTTAGATGTCGGAGCGTAACCGACTACCCGCTCTTGAAAAAGTTATAAATCTTGATAAAATGCACACACTGCCCAGTAGCACAATGGTACTGCAACGGATTTTGGTTCCGTCGATTGCAGGTTCGAGTCCTGCCTGGGCATTGGTGATCTGATGAAAGGTGATTTTAAAATGGATCGTTTTGATTTAGAAAATAGCATAACAAGTTGTTGGGGCACAAAAGATGATATTGAATTGCTTGCCGATTCAATATCTAATAAAAATATGACTGAAGATGAGGTCTTGAATTCTTTGTTAGGAATAAGCCAGCTTCATGAAATGAGATGTCAGAAATTATTTAATATTTTCGAAGAATTAATTAAAAATAAATTAATTATAAATAAAGAAGATGATTTTTCCGAAATGCAACAATATTAAAAAACCTAACTTTACTTTTTGTTTTTTTAGTCTATAATATTGTTGTTTAGGGCGCGTACTGGTATCGATGTAGTGATAGGAGATACTGGTGGCACGTCGAGGTTGGTCAGCAGGCCTCGTTAAAAGCAGACCAAAGCCTTAATCGGCACAAATAGTTACGCAATGGCTGCTTGAGAAAGCAACCACGAATTTAGGAAGCCACGCGGGAAGCGTCCGAAAATTCGTTGTAAAATCCTGCTGGCATTGGGCTGGGCAACTTAGCCTAATGTGAGAAAATAGGTTGAAAGACTCAGAGACCTTTGTTCGTTGTGGTCAATGAAGTCTATTGAACAACGAAACAAACGTGTAGAAACCATTTCAAATACGCTCACAGACAAGGGTTCGAATCCCTTCGCGTCCAATGATTGACGGTGGATTCCCTATTTATATTTTAGATGATGACTCTATCTTTTTTGTAAAAAGAGATATGAGTCACTCTAAATTTTGGGAAAAGATTGTTGCCAAAATAGTCGCCAAAAAATACTCAATATCAACATGCGATATAATTAACCTTCCTTATTCTCAAAGAAGAGCTAGAGTAGTTAATAATAAATTATATTGCGGCGAAAAATTATCTAAAAAACTGCTCGAAAAAATACAAAAAGAAATTGGGATAAAAGTATCTTGTGTTTATGATGAACATGAGACAAGGTGCAAAATAAGCGTGTCTGAATTCAATTCCTTAAAACCCCATGTCTACTAAAACATAACGATCCTTTGCGTCAATAATATTGTCTTCAAAATCAGACAAATCAATTTTATAAAATTTTCTTAATTGATATAGAGTTCTGAATAACTCAAAAAGCTTGTTGTGCTCTTGATCATTATTTTTGTCATATTTTTCCATTATTAATTTTTGCTTTGGATTTCCGCCTTGAAGAATCCAATCGCTTGCTAAATTAAATTTGCCGCCTAATGTTAGTTCATAAAAGTCATTTGTTGTATAAACCATTGGAGACCCAACTATATTTTCAACAATTATGGCAAAAGAACTTAGGTGAGGAATTTCTTTTATTTTTTGTTTGTTGTCCCAATCATAAACCTTAGCAACATTATTACTATTTAATTGTTGAGCTTTTACTAAATTATAAACATCTTCTTTGTGAGATGTTATTTTTATAATTCTATCTTTGTGTTTTGGATGTTGGTATAAAGTTGCAAAGCTCCCTTGATTAATTATATTTAAATTTTTAGGAAAACCTAATAATTTGCCTACGTTTGTTTTTTGAGTTACATCTCTTTGGGCAAAAGCTTTTTCATAAGCTAAATTTTCTAGCCATTCTTTAAAATTTAATCCTAATTGCTTTTGAGGCCTCTTGAAGATTGGTTTTTGAGCCAATTGTTTTTGATTATTTCTTAAATCTTTATCTAATGTCATTCTTCCCATGCTAAGTAATCTACTTCCTTGTTCATCTGGGAGTTTTTCTATAGGGGTGCCCAATGAATCTTGAGAATAAGATTGTTTATTTCTAATAAAAATATCAAACAATTTAGCTAATTTTTTAATATAAAAATCCCAATTATTATCTAAATTTTTTAGTCTTTTTATAACTTCTGAATTTTTATATAAATCTATAGTTAAGGAAATTGTCATATTAAAATAAACCCAACCAGTTAATTTTGTTGTGTTTTCTGGGAGATTACTATCTCTGTAAGAAGATTCTTTGCTGTCGCTATAAGCTCCTGATGTTGAATTAGGATCTAAAAATAAATCAAAATTACTCTTTGTAACTTTGAATGGAAGAATCCTATATTGGTTTATCAAATTGGGAAATTCTTCATTCCATTGTCTAATTTTTATTTTGTCATAAGTGCTTACATTGTTTTTGCTAATTGAATAATCTTTTAGATATCCTATTTTTTCGGGTTCGTTTGTTGATACTGTGAAGTCTTCGTCATCTAATTCTACATAAAAGTTTTTAAATTCTATTTTTTCTGATAAATCTTTTATATATCCTTCTTCTAAAAGAGCTTTATGAACTCTATTTACGTGCTCTTCAAAATCTCTATCAACTTCGTCAACATAATCTAAAAAATGCTCAAACATGTTTAGTTCGTCGCCGTAGCCATCTCTTTCTTCAAAAGAAAAGCTAAAAAAATAAGAATCTTTATGTTGAGTTATTTCGATATCTTGCAAACCATTAATATCCAAAGCATCTTCCACTATTCTTTTTACAATTTTATAATTATTATCTTTCCAATCTCCTATCTCAACAGTAAATAGTTTTTTAGAAATAGAGAAGCCACCAGAAGCAGAATAGTGTAGATATCCTTCGCTTTCATCTAAATAAACATCTGTATGTTTCCAATTTTGTCTATGATCTTGCAAGGCTCTTTCTGCTCGTTCTAAAACATCCCCAGTTTCATCTTCGTTTTCTTCGTCTTCGTCTTGAGATCTTTTTGATCCAGAAACAGAAACGTCAAAAAATCCAGACCAAACTTTTCCTGTGTCATTGTCTTGGTAACTTCCGCCTTTTAATTTAAACGATTTGTATCCTTCAACCGGGTCTATTTTTGATATCAAGCTATGTTGAGCATTCTTCGCCCAATTTTTTACTGCACTTAAGAATCCTACATTCTTGATGCCGTAAGTTCTTAGTTCTGGCATCAACAAATCAATTTCGCCATTTGTTAGTCTTCTTAATCTAAGTCTTTCTAACGGCACTATGCCTTCAACATCGCGATCATAATCTTTAAATATTTCTTTGTCTTGTAAATTAACTTTCTTAAGATCTGAATTCTTCACCACATAAGCGACAGCGCCGCCTGTTCTTGCTTCTTGTCTTGCACATTTGTAGAACTGACCATCAGGACTGTGACAACTACTTATTCCATCGTGATCACTCATCCTAAGAACGTCTATTGGACTTCTCGAAATAACTATAGAAGCTCCAACCTCATTGTTTTTTAAATTTTCTCCATTTTTTTGCCACCAATCCAATAATTCTCTTTGGTTATTAGATTGTAATATTTTTCCGACTTTTTCTGGCCTGAGTTTTTCGCCTTGTTGAGTTTTTATTTTTTTGTAAGCTTGTTTTTTATTTATAAGATCTTCGTAATCAACTTCATAACCAAGTTCTTCTATTTTAGATATTAATTTATTTATATTTTCGTCTTGTTCTAAAGGCACTACTACTCTAAGCTTATTTCCGAATATATTATTAAAATGAAGATCTCTGTTTGGATTTATTTTTTTTAGATCTTCTTCGCTTACTTCTCTTAATTTTAAATATTTTGCAAAACTCATAATATTATTTATTTAATATGGCATTAATTAAATTGTCTACTACTTTTCTTGATCTTTTGAATAGTTCTTGTTCTAAATTATCGTCATTAGTTGGATAGTCAGTTCCGAAACCTGATATGAGTCCGTCCACACACCCTTCTTTTACATAAATGCCTGAATACACCAATTGTTTTACTATTGGCTCTATAGATGCGATGGGATCGGATTTGATAGTTTTTCCTTTCGTGTATTCAACATAAGAATCTGGCTTTTTGATATCTACATAATCATCTGCTCCGTTGTCTCCTTGCATAAAGAAAGCGGCAAATTTTCCTTCTAAATGATTTTTTAATAAATCATTATGTTCTCCGCTTTTTGCTAAAGGTCTTGTTATTTCACTGTTTTTTAAGTTGTCTTTTCCTAAAACTTTTTTGGCATCTTCTAAGGTTAGGGTCAAATTGCAGCAAACCAATCTATCAAAGAAACTTTTCACAACGCTACTAGGAGCATCCCAGTTGATAGGAGAAAAAACTACAAACCCATCGCAATTTTCTAGTTTTTTGTATACGTTTTCTTGATGCATAAAATCTTTTGGGTCGCTTTTTTTGCTGTAGCAATCGCACGGCCAATGACAATGATAACCGCCTGCTGTGCTGATGCAGGCTTTACAGGGTTGAATTACATTCCCGTCACACTTGATAGAAAGATCAATAACGTCAAAAAGAACATCTTTTCTATCTTTTATTGCATTTTTTAATAATTTATAACTCTTGGATTCTTTGTCAGGACAGCAGTTTTCATTTCTAGCCGATCCTTGAATTGCCAGAATATTAATTTTGGCATTTTTATTTTTAATTTTTTCTTCAGTTAAAAAATCTAGAAAATCTCTCATACTTTTATATAGTTGATTTTTTACTATATTATGATAGAATGTTTTCATTGGCGAATAGCTCAACGGTAGAGCAAGCGGCTGTATAAAGCCACTGAATTGAAGCCCAAAAGGCTGGAAATTATTGGGTTCAAATCCCAACGGTGGATTAACCGCTAGGTTACAGGTTCAAATCCTGTTTCGCCAGTTAAAGGAAGAATGGCAGAGTGGACTAATGCATCTGATTACTAATCAGAAGAGACCTAAAAATCTCCGTGGGTTCGAATCCTACTTCTTCCGTTTATGGGAATTGTGCTCTTGCTAATAATTAGTTTTTTATTTATTTTTGGTGGCTCAAATATAATACTTAGCATATTTTTTGAAAAAGATGACGAATGTGATTTTGCATATAAAAAACATGATCAATCTTATACTGATCATGCTGAAGAAGATTTAATAATCAATGATTATGAAGATTTAGAATAATGCAAATAAAAAATAATTTTATTTCAAATGAATTAGTTAAAATAAATAAAATTCCTCATCATATTTGTAATATGAACCAAGAGGAAAGATTACTTCAAATAAATAAAATTAAAAAATATATCAAAGAACTAAAAATAAAAATAGAGAAATGTCCTAAAGATAAAAAAGAAAAAACAGATCCTAATTTCTTGAATTTATCTTTGCCAGTATTTATGTTGGCTTATTATGGCTTTTCTATAAAAAGCATTTTAGAAGACTTGGTTTTTATTTATAAAGATATATTTCAAGATTACATTGATGAAATAAATAATAAATTTTACTGTTCTTTTCCATACAAAAAGCCTTATAAAAAAATATTATTTTGTAGTAGTCGATTAGGCAAATCTACAACTTCTGTTTATAAATCAACTTATGAGATAATAAATTATTTGTCTAGTTTGCCTGATTTTCATGTTGATTTGATGACATGTTTTCCTCTCGAAGAAAACGCACAAAAAAGTTATCAAAATTGTAAAAATATATTAAAAATATCATCTTTAGAAAACAATATAAATCTAATAGGAGGAGGCAGATACGATGCAATCATCTACCCAGATATGAATATGGATGCTTCTACCTCTTGCATTGGCTTTTTTAGACTTGCTCCTTATCAAATAACTACTTTTGGACACAGCGAAACCAGCGGGCTTGCTGATTATTTCATAACTTCTAAATTTTATGAAACATCAACTCCTGATGAAAATTACACAGAAAAGGTCATTTCTTTTAATTCTTTGGCTCTAAAATATAAAAAAATAGAAATAGAAAATTATAAAAAAGATTTTAAGCCTAGGTATTTTTTTCAAATTCCTGAAAACAGCAATGTGTATTATTGCAACTCATCTTTTTTCAAGATGGGTTCAGAAATGTTTGAGATATTCAAGGGAATACTAGATTCTGATCCTTTGGCTATAATATGTCTAACTAAATTAAATATAGAATATTGGGATGGTATATTTTTTCAGTCATTAGATCATCATTTGGAACTAAAATATAAAAACAGAATAAAATTTATTCAAAGACTAGATTATTTGCAAAATTTAAATTTTCTAAGCATAAGTGATGTTTTTATTGAAAGTTATCCTTTTGGAAACATGAACAGTACATTAGAGGCTTTTTCTGTTGGATTGCCTGTAATTTCTATGCCAACAACAAAATTGAACGGAAGATTCACCTACGGTTTTTATAAAAAAATAGGATTAGAAAAAGACTATTGTGTTTTTAGTATAAAAGACTATATTAGTAAAGCTGTTACTGTCGCTTGTGAAAAAAATTCAAACAAAAGAAATGATTTGATTGAAAAATCAAAAGTTTTATTTGAAGAACAAGAATCGGTAATTGAGTGGGAAAATTTTCTGAGGAATTTAGAATGAACAATAAAGAAGCTTTAGTAACATTTTTTTTGGTGATTTTTTCTGTTTCTGCCGTGTTTTTATTTCCTTTAGTTTTTATATGGTCTCTTAATAATTTATTTAATTTGGGCATCGAATATACTTGGAAAACATGGATTTCAACTTATGTTTTGCTGGTTGTGTTTGGAGCAATTATAAAGGATCAAAAAAAGGAAGACAAAATAAAGACAACAGACATTTGGTGGAAAAGATTATAATATTGATTTTTTATAAAAAACCTTTACAATTCTTATAAAGAAAGGACATAGATATGGGTAAAAATAAACTATTAAAACAACAAGAAGCCAAACAAAGACAAGATAAAAGAGATAAAAGAAGTCCCAAAGAACAATTATCTCATTTAGACTCTATATTTGGCAAAGATGTTGGTGCAAAAAAGGAACGAGAAAGACTTTTATCTTTGATAAATAAAAAATCAGAAAAAAAAGAAATAAAAGAAGAAAAGGAAGAAAAACCAAAGAAAAAAAAGAAAAAGAAAGATGACTGAATGGTACTATGTAGAAGATATAGAAAAATTTCTTGATCATATAAGAAAAGTCTCATATGA